CCGAATATCAGATTCAGTACCGCCACCTATATCAGGGCAGAAATGAATCGATCTCTCAATTACACAACGGATCTGAATCAACGTATGATAACTACAATGCACTTGACAGACAGTAATGTCAATTTTGATTACATGAGAATGCGTTATTTGGTTGCCGCCATTCTCAGAGACAAGTATGACAACTTAAGACGGCTCGTTGTCCGGTATGCTTTCAACAGATTGACAGGGATCAGAGATGTCCAATTTATGTGTCCAAAGCCCATAACATATAATGTTCAAGGTGAATTTCGCCCCTACTCAGAGATCTACGGCCATGTCATGTCAAGGATGCGATTCAGATATCTGTCACACTCCTTCTTGTATGAAGAGAACACGAATGATTGGGCATTAATGCCTCTCATTGCCGAAGAGAAAAGTAGTGAGATCCTGGGCCAGGAGTATATTGATGATCTCATTATCAGATATGCAAGGAATTTGGATAAAGACTACATGCTCCTGTCACCTGAAGAAATCGCTGTGAACTTGTGGAAACCTCTGATCGACAAATTGATTCGGATTGACAAATCTTTGGCGGGTAAAACAGAAGAACAGATGCTTCATTTCCTGAGGGAAAGACTTCAAAACGCTCTCGTAAAAAGAGCCAAGATATCTGTTGCAGATAAATCCAACCCTGTGCTCTTGTCGTTGCAAACTCAGTGCATTGAATCAGTCATAGAATCAGGTCCATCTGATCTAGAATATGATCTCCTGGTGAAGAAGTTCTCAATAATGATGAGATCACGTAGGCCGCAGAACAAGCTTTCTTGGAGATTGGCAAAATATCAGGCCTTATTGACCCAATTTGAAGAACATCGTAGGAAATTGGCACGTTCTCTGATCATGGAATACATACTGACATTCCATTTCAAAGTATCGATAATGAATTACAATATGAGAGTTGATGTGCACAATTCTGTTGAGGAATTCAGAGAAAATCCGATTGGGCAATGGTCACATGTTCTTATAAGTCCAGATGTACAAACAAG